CCTTCGCTTGCATCAGTCGTCTCCGATCTCGGTAAAGGTCGTCGTCACCTCGAAGAAATCCACCCCCTCGACATCCGGGGTCCTGCGGATCGTCGGCACGTCCATCGGGTAGAACGAGTTATGGACCGGGTAATCGGCCAGCGTCTGGCCGGCGCTGTTCTGTCCTTTCCAGGTCGCCCGGAAGATCCGGTAGAAGGAGCTCGTGCCGGCGTTCAGGTCCCTCGAGTCGTCGGCCCGGATGTAGATCGAGACCTGGTGCTTCCAGACCTCGGCCTGGCCGAAGTTGCCGGGCGCCATCTCCTGCCACGCGACCATCACCGACCGCGCCGGCATGCGGTAGACGGCCTCGTCCAGGCTCACGTTGTCCGGAGGCCGGTCCTTGTACCCGTAGATCCGCTCGGGATCGCCGCCAACCTCGGCGAGCAGGTTGGGGATGTTGCGCAACGCCGTGACGATGGCGTCCACGAGCACCGCCGGATCGATCATTCCTCTCCCTCCTTCTGCACTGGGTCAATGTCGGGCCAGTAATCCCCAACGCGCGCCTGCTGGCACGCGCGGCAAACCCCGAGTGGACCGCACGGGTCGCCGCACTCCCGGCATCGGAAGACCGAGAAATCCTCTACGCTATCGGATGAGATTTCTGGCATTCTCGGCGAAGATCCACTCCGCCGCCTGCCTGATGGCTTCCTGGTTCCGGGGCGAGAAGGTAAGCCACGGCTCGATGTTCTGGCTGGCCCAGGCCTTGATGCGATCCTTCCGGGTGCTGAGGCCGGCGCGGGCGTCCCTCTCACTTACGGTGCGCACCTGCAAATTGCGCAGCATCGCGCCGGTGAAAGTCAGGTTCCGCCTGTTGCCGAGCCGGAGCCGGGTCTTGCGAATCGCGTAGCGTTTCGTCAGCGGCTTGGCGGGACCGTCTTCCCGGCCAAGCGCCGCCTGCACGCGGTTCTTGACAGCGGCCACGCCGACCGTCGCCAGCTTGAGCATCTGGAACTGCTTGAAGCCGAGATGGCCGACGACGATTTGCTTCTTTTGCCAGATGCGGACGCGCTGCCGGGCCTGGAACGCCGCGACGCGCGGCTCAAAGGTAACGATGGAGGCAGGCATTAGGCGCCCGTGATGGCCATCTCGAAGTGGCCGAGGTCCTTCGGCTTCCACCGGCCGCCCCACCGAAGCCCCAAGGATTCGCCGATAGCGCCGATCTCTTGCCAAACGGGATCACCGGCATTCCATTGCAGTTTGTCCGGGCCGTGAAGTTGGTACGTGTCGTAGGGGCAGACATCGATGGCCAAGCCGTCCAGGTGCTTGCTGTGCTTGGTCCAGGACACCCCTTTGGCGAGATTCGCTTGATGCTCTTCCGGCGTCCGGAGGGTGTCGATGATCATGGCCGGGATGCCGGCCTCCACGCACCGCGCCAGCAGCTCGACAGCGAGAGGCCTGAATCGCGGGTCGAGATCGTCGAGTCGTCGGCTCATTGCCAAAAAGAAGGCCCGGCGCGAATCACAGGGACCGGCGCCGGGCCGCACAAAGAGGAGGCAGGGCTGAGTCAGATCTCCCGCGTCAAGCGCACGTCTCTCGCTACGACCGACTTAGATCGCCACGCGCCGGACACCAGGTCGGAGACGAATGATATGATGCCTTGCTACGGGAATGGCTTCCCCGGCCCTCAACCGCGACGAAATCAGGCTCGAATGCCTCTCCTCAAGGTGGTATCGCTATGAGCACCGAGAGGGTGTCGGCGCGTGCGACCAAGGTCTCCTTGTATTCCTCTCCCACCACCCCGAGATCCCACGACTGCGAATCTCTATGTCACGCCGTTCCCATTACGTATATCATCTGAAGATACTGCCGGTCCTCTTGGCCCTCGCGGCGTGGGGTTACTACAATCGTGAAAGCGATTGGGGCCGAGTGCTGGCCTTCCTGACGGTTATACCCATCCTTGCATCTTCCTATCGCCTGACCAAATCCCTGTGGAAGCACAATGAGAACATCATCCTCGACAGGGTCAACAATTTGGTCAGCCGAAACGGGCAACCACACACGACGATGGCAGACATTTCGCATCTCGAAGTCACAGAGAGGATTGGAGGCAAGTACTCCGCCAGAATCATAGGGTACAAACTCGATCTACATTTCAAGAGCAGCAAGCCCATCCGCGTGGAGGATCTCTCCTACGACGTGACGGACGTGAACCCACATCCTGACCAGCAGTTCGCCTGCTTCGCAGCCGCCATCGCCACTTTCGCTGGCGTTCTCGTTACATGGCCCGAGCCCTGGCCCCCTTAGCTTTCCGACTCGGAGGGCATTTTACCCGGCTAAAAAGCCTCTTACATCTTCCGTAGAGTCAGTTCCGCACCACCGTGGCCGTCGTTATCGATGGCATACACCTTGTACGTGGCGCCCTTGACGGTGACCTGGTCGCCCTTCGCCGGCAAGCCGGCGGGGAAGTCGGACAGTCGCACGAACAGCACGATGTACGAACCTTCCGCCGCCGGTTCGCGCTCGCGCGGGGTCCTGCGGGCCGCCGTCAGCGTGAACGCCGTACCGAGGGGCGGATTTGGCTGGTACGTCACCTTCTCGCCGAATGTGGAGAGACAGGCAGCCGCCAAACCGCCCGCTATTGAGTCGAACGCGGCCATCGACGCCCTACACGATGGCGATGACCTTGTACTTCTTGCCGCTCGTCACCGTCACGACCACGTTGGTCGCGTCGTGGGCTCCCTCGGTCGCGGTGTACTGGCCGGTGGTCGCCGGAGCCGTGTCGGTGGGCGCCACAAAGACCTTGGAGGGAGTGACGCCCAGACCGTGTGCGATGTTCTGCGCCGATCCGGTACCGGTCTGCTCCGCCGAGACGAAGACCTGCGGGAACTGCGTGCCGTGCAGCAACACGCGCGCCGTGGCGTCGCCGCCGGCGGCCGCCTTGGTGCAGACGCCGACCAGCTTATTGCTGGATGCCGTGGGCGTCACGCGCTTGTTCGTGTTGTCCCAGTAGACGAGCTGCCCGGCGGAAATCGCCACGCCTTCCTTGGTGATGTCGTACACGCCGGTGATGGCGAATTCGCCCTCGGCAGCGTTGGCCACGTCATTGGCTGCGATGCCGAAGAGCGCGCCAACCAGGGCGCCGCCGCCGGCGCTGACGGCGTAGGGGGCGGTGAGCGTCAGCGTCTCACCTTTCTGGACGAAGTTCTTCATGGAAATCTGTTCTCCTTGTTGTGAAGTCTTAGAGCGGGGACCCCGCCGAGCGAGGCCCCCGCGAGCGCGCTACGCGCCGGGGTTCTTGTAGAGGCCGCGATAGTCAATCGCGGCGGCGCCGAAGTCGAGGCGCGCCTTCAGTTCGATGCCGTCCACCTCGAAGCCCTGCCGCGTCTCCAGGTACACACCCTCCTGGCCCTGGAGGTAGCAGTACCAGATGGTGTCGATCTGGCCAGGGTCGGCCGCCACGTACCACGCCGTGGTGGAGTTGTCATCGAGGCGCGGTTCCACGATGGGGACCAAGCCGCGCACCCACTCCGGAATGGCGTTGCTGACGACGGCGGGGGTGATCTGGGTCAGCAACTGATCCGACACCGTTTCGTGCGCGGCCGGCAGCAGCAGGTAGCGCGGCCGCAGGTTCAGGCGGGCCTTGCCGCCGACGCCCTTCTGGAGGCGCATTGCCTTGCGCCCGACGCCGAGCTTGGGAACGTCCGGGGCGCCCACGTCGCCGCCGGAGGCCAGATTCGCGTGGTTGGTGTGGAACAGAGCCGTGCCGTCGCCCATCGCGGCGTTCGCCGTGATGATGCCCCACACCGTGTCCAGCTCGAGCCGCCGCGCGGCGCGGCCGTGCATCTCGGGGATGCGGGTGAAGGCGTTCAAGTCGTCATTGATGATCGCCTGCCGCGTCAGCGCCACGATCTTGCCGTAGGTCGCGAGCTTGTACGTTTCCTTCGACTCGGCCAGCGACCCGTATTTGAACTCCCCGTGCTCGTTCACCTTCTCGAAGTCGAAGGACTCGCCGATGGCCAGCGCGTTGAACGTGTTGAAGTTCGGCAGGGTCACCTGGCGGCAGAAGGGCACGAACGTCGCCGGTTCGGCCTCGTAGCCGTCGCGCAGCGTCTTGTAGGCCGTGGCCGCCAGAATGTTGGGGAAATCGCTGGTGGACTGATAAGCCAAGGCCTGCCGCGCAATCTCCATGGGGGCCTTCCCCCGCACCCGGGCGCCACGCGCGGCCAGGCAATCCTCCGCGAGCCGCAGCAGGGACATGCCGTGGTAGTCGCGGCCGTGGTCGAGTTTGTACTTGGCGGGGTTGTAGCGGTGGAGCAGCGCGTTGGACATCGCCGCCATACGGACATCGCCCTCGTCCCGGGTCACCTCGACGCGGTGACCGATGATCTCGACGGCACGGTCCTTTTCCGCCAGCTTCTCCAGCACGGCGGTGCGCGCCTCATCCGCCGACTTGCTGGCGTCGATGAGCTCCTGCGCGACCGAGTCGTCGAGCTTGGCGGCCAGAACGGCCTTGCGGATTTCGCTTACCCGGCGCCGCTCGGCCAGCACAGCCTCGCTGCGCACCGCATCCACGTTGACCTCGGGCGTACCCGCGCCCGTGGTTTTCACTTCTTCGTTCATGATTTCTCCTTTCGCGGGCACGGTTGCCCGTAACTCAATCGAACATTCGGTCTCCGGCTCTGCCGAGAGCAGAAAGCCGGCGCCGGGGTCGGCTCCGACCGGGACCACAGAGACTTCCTGCGGCTCCCAATCGACGGCCAGAAAACTCCGCTCCTTCTCGCCTTCCTTGGTGGTTTCCTTCAGGCGGTGGATCGCGACGCCCATCGAGACGTTGCGGAGGATCTTGTTCTGCACGTCGCGCCAGATCGGCTCCACTTCGGGGCGGTCGCTGAAACGCACTGTTGCGCGCCCTGCGCCATGCTCCAACCAGGCGCGCTCAACCACGCCGACTACGGCCTCTACGCTCGCCTCCCCCGTTACCAGATCCCGGCGAGTCGCACCATGTGCATTGAGCAGCGGCGCGCCTGCGTTCAGCCGGCCGAGGCGGACAGCGGACGGTTCTATGCTGAATGCCAGGTGGAACGGGCCATCCCAACCGATGCGCCGAACCGACTGCCCGGAGTAGAACACCACATCGACGGTGCGTTGTTCCGGGTTGGCGGTTTCCGCCGCCAGCTCAGCGGCGAGTCTCTGAATTGGAAGCCTTACGTTCTTCATCGTCTGCCTCTGTTTTTTGCGCCGCACCGCTCTTCGCGACCTTGCGCGGGTCGCAATCGACAACGATTCCCAGGTCGTCGAGCACCTCGTTGATCTCGGCGATTTTGGCAAGCTGCTTGTTGGGGTCGTAGCCTTTCTCGGCGATGGCCTGCTTCAGCGTCTTGGTGCCCATGCGGATCTCCAGCAGATCCGCCTTGGCCTCCTTCTCGCGGTCCACGCTCTGATATGCGGGCGGCGTCCACTCGACGCCGATCTCAATCTCTCGGCCCTCCGGCGCGGGGATGGCGCGAGCCAGCGTGCCGCGCTCTATGAAGCGCGCCCACACCGGAGAGCAGAAAGCCGGTATCAGGACGTGCCAGCGGAATACATCAATCGCCCGCCAGAACTCCAGCAGGCCGGCCCGGATGCTGGAGTAGTTGACCTGGCTCAGGTCGCCGCTCAGCAGCTCGTAAGTCAGGTCCAGGCCCGTGGCGATGTCATGAAGCTGCGACCGCTTATAGTCCGCGTAGCCCTGTACGCCGGAGGGCGCCCCGAACGCCACGCCTTCCCCCGGCTTGAGGTACTTGATCATGCCGGGCTCGAGCGTCTCGATCCGCTTGCCGTCTTTGGTCTCAGTGGGGGCGACCGTTGGTCCTTCCGCCCCTTCAGGCTGTGTGACGAAGGCCGCGAAGCACGCCTCTACCTTCTTGCGTACCAGCTCGGCCTCCTCGTACTCGGCGAGGTCGCGCATCTTCAAGATGATGGGCGCGAACCACGACACGGCCCGGACCTGGCCGGGCCGATCCTTCCGGTAGATGTGGAGGACTGAGTCCGCCTCGACTCGCTGGCTCGTCAGGCGCGGCTTCGAGATGATCCCGACCTCGCCC